CAAATCCCCATGGAGTTCAATCACCCTCTGAGGGAGCTGTACTGGGTCGTACAGAGATCCGCTGCGGTAAATGCGCACCAGTGGTTCAATTACACGAATGTGGCGATAGGGGAACCCAATATTGGAGCTCCACATGCCTACCAAAATTTAATAAATACCGCTTTACTGCGCATAGAAGGCTATGACCGCTTTGACATGCGCAACGCAGATTATTTCCGGCTTGTTCAACCGTTCCAGTACCATACGGCAATTCCGAAGAATGACTATATATATAGTTACAGTTTCGCACTCAAACCCGAAGATGTACAGCCTAGCGGAAGCCTGAATGCCAGTCGCATTGACACCATCACCCTACAGTTACAGATGAATGCAGCGGTGGTTCCGGCAAGAGGGTCCGCTACTGTCCGAATCTACGGGCTGAACCACAATGTTCTTCGTATCGTTGATGGTTTCGGAGGACTCTTGTTCCGTATCTAAAACCCTGGTTCCGGCAATTGGGTTTATCCGCTGATATTAATAGAAGATTCATAACAGTAAGGGGAATGGAATTTCCTGCTGTCTCCCATACAAGAGAAGAATTTTGGCAAGAAAAACATTACACCCGCAATGGCATGTGGTGGTTCACGCTATTTTTTGGTTGGTTTGGTCTTCATCATCTTCTTCTAAAAAGTCCGCAAACTGCCGCAATGGTCTATTTCGGAAATAAACTTATGCTAGGGTATCCCTGGATATATGATTTGATCCAGCTTTCTTCCTGGGGATTAACGGATGAAGAGCTAAATTTATTCGGCATGGACAGTCCATTTGGAGCCCTCGGACTCGCAAAAGGCATGTGGGTACCTTCCAATGGATTTCTAAGCACAAGTCCCTATAAAGATCGCACACATTCAGCCAAACCATGGGCCTTTTTCTTTTACTGCTTAGTATGTCCTATTGGAATTGTGGCGTCGTTGATTGTTGGAGATTATGGGAATGCTATGGCACGTTTCTTTAACATAATCCCACTGAGCTATTTATATATTGGATATATCCTGGAATTTGTATGTATCATATGCGATATTTGTATTGTATTGTTCAAGCCCGTGGAGCTTATTTTTGGAATAAAACGTCCCTTCCTCTTCCGCAGCTCTATGATGGATTATGTTGTTTACCCTGGACTTACGATGAATAAGGACGGTTATAGTCCGAATATTATGCCTGTGTATTTCAACGATGCTCTCCGTAAACACGACAAGGAATATAAAGCAGCAGAAAGTTCGGCAAGGTATCAGGCACAGCTGCAGGCGCAGCAGCAGGAAGGTGGCGGAAGCCCTACACAAGAAAAAACATCCCTGGATTATTTGGCCGTTACTACGATGGCCGCGATTATTGGTGGCGGATTACTTCTCTCAGCGGGTAGAAGTGTAAATGGACTCTTCCCCGACAAGAATGATCCCCCTCCAAAGCCAAGAGATGTTTGAAACCCTTTATAACACAAAATCGCCCCTGACCTCTCCGGCCTTAGTATACTTTACAGCACCCTGGTGCGGTGCCTGTAAACGCATCAAATGGGACTTTCTCCTGGAAGAGTTCCCGAATCTCACCATTTATAAATGTGACATTGACGAAAACAAATATACCCCTGGCTATTGCCAGGTCAGAAGCATTCCGAGTTTCGCCATGATACATCCTGGAAGGAAACTCACTGGCCCCATACAGTCTAGCGACACGGCGAAGGTGGCCACCTGGATAAACACAACGTTAGTCTCTACAAAGGATAAATGAATAATCCATCAATACATAAGATGCCCTCAGATTCCGATTATCAGATTCTCATTGTTGGTGCCGGCATAGCCGGCCTCCACTGCGCCATGCGACTCAGTGAAGGCTGTACGAAGAAAATCGCCGTGACGGAAGCCTACGACTACGTGGGCGGGCGTTGCTTTACTTTTCGCAAGGGATCTCTGCAATGGGAATCTGGAGCGGGAAGAATACACGCCTCACACAAAATGATCACGCATTATGTAAACAAATACAAACTCACCAAGATACCTCTTTCGGCCGAAGAAGGCTGGATTTCTTCCGACGAGAAAAAAATCCAACAAAACCAATGGGCAGATATATCCGATTTTATTATCAGCATCCTTTCACACCTTCCTCCGAGCACTCTAGGCAGATATACAGTGGAAGAACTGCTTAATAAAGTATACGGTGAAGCCGAAACAAAAACCCTTTTACACCATTTCCCCTATCGCTCAGAAATGAATACGATGCGTGCGGATCTTGCTCTAAATTCCCTAAAAGGCGAGATGGGTGCTGAAGGGGGATTCTATATTGTAAAAGAGGGCTTGGATACACTCATGAAACACATGTGCGCTACCTTAGAATACCGTGGTGTAAAGTTCTTATTTAATCATCGCCTCTCATCCATAGAAAAACACACAACCCCCATCGTATGTAAATTCGCAAAGACCACCTTGCTAGCCGATAAGGTCATTCTCGCTCTGCACAGTGACGCCCTTAAACAAATCAACCCCTTCCAGAACCTTCCCGCACTCAAGTACTTGAAGATGCAGTCTCTCCTGCGAACATACTCGGTCTATCCGACCCCCGCCTGGTTTGGAGCATTCCCTAAAATGGTTACAGACTCTCCCCTCCGTTATATTATTCCTATCCGAGCTGACAAAGGCATAATCATGTCCTCTTACACAGATGCGGAAAATACCAAGCCATGGGCAAAAATTCTAAACACCGAGGGCGAATCTTCCTTGGAGAGAGAAATACGTAAGGAGACGCGTGCACTATTTCCTGATTTGGATATACCCCGACCGATATTCTTCAAGGCACATCTATGGAAGCACGGATGTACTTATTGGACTCCTGGCTTATATGACCCTAGACAACTCGGGGAAAATATCATGCGACCTCTTCCATATTGCTGGCAGAATGTCTATGTCTGCGGGGAAAGTTATAGCGAGAGACAGGCGTGGATGGAGGGAGCACTAGAGCACTCTGAGAAACTTCTGCGCAAATTTTTCTGATAGACACTAGTAATGACGGATCATATACAGCTTTCTGCTTTTCACGCCTTAGTTATAGCACCATTCTTCTTATACGTGGCCTTTGTGCGTGGCCAACTCATGCCATGGGTATTCACGCTTCTTCAGGTACTTGGTTTGGTTGTTCTTCTTTATCACGCCTATCGCATTATTACACGGTGGAAGAGCCATGGACTGACGGTATGGGTCAATATATTACATGTTCTCGCAGTGGCCCCTCTCTTACTCTATATTGGCTGTATGGGATATGATACTCCTAGATGGGCGTTTGAGGTACTTGCCATGCTGGGTTTCGCTGCTCTCGGCTATCACATCTATCAAATAGTCTTGTCTGTACAAAAAATGCACAAGGATGTTCCGGAGAAACAATCTACCTAAGAAAGCCCGAGACCAACACTGTGTGTAGGATTGTTGCGAACCTCTTCCGGCATGCAGTTCACTAGATGATACACGAAGCTCGGCTTGCTTGTGAAGACCATTCCACAGCAAGTACACGATATCTGTTTGTTCTCTGTCTTTCCGAGGAAGTCTGTAATATACTTGGAAAGATGACGAATTGTGTAATGACTACGAAGACCTCCCTTTGTGAGGGTTTCATAGTCACATCCTGCGCAAGGACAGGCAATCTTTTTCACACAGATCTCCGACTTCTCGGGATGCTTGGCGAGAATGTGATTGTCCAGTCCCTGCTTCGTTGCCGTCTCGTAACAGCAATCCTTACACTTATGTTTGAGAGCACCGTCGTGATTCGCCTTGTAATGCATGTGCATGGTCGGTTGCTTCGCACTTACAAAGGCGCAGTGAGGACAGACATACTCACCATCGGTGTTTTTCTCATATACGTAGACCATTTGGGGGACATACATAGTCCCGCCAGGCCACTTTCAATTTTTAGAAATGGCTCTTTGTCTAATTCTTCGTGTCCGTCTGCGAACCTTGCGCCCATTTACCCGTGTATTTCTTGCATAACCGCGTCCGTTCTTCAGATACATCTCCTTCTTCTCTCCACGAAGCTTGCCGTTTACAAAACTCATCTGGGATGATACAGACTGAAATACAGAGACCATCTTCTAATAACCCTCTAGAAAAATTGAACCACTGCCAAGTACCGTAAGCATGTCATCGCAATGCTCACCAATAATCGTATAGCGGGTACTCTGGAGCTGACGTCCAAGGTCCGCTACGGAATGACAAGCCGTGGCGTGCCCCTCTTCCGCTTCATTCCCTATGACAAACGATTTGGGCCAATGGCCGTTGGCTGTTCTCAACGGAACCTCTTTTACAATATCCATGCGATTGTGGAACCTTCCATAAGCCCACAGCGTCAAGGAGAACTCCCCAAGGCCAATATCGTACAGAATCTTGGAGAACCCACATATGAATCAGAGCTCAAGCTTCTTCTGACTACGTATGCCTATGACAGTCAGAAGGATCTTCATCCAGCGAAGAAACATATACCTCTCGCAGAGCAAGAAGACACCAGACAAAGGCAGAAGCTTCACGGCACCACCTTTCACATAGATCCTCCAGGGTGTAAGGATGTGGATGATTCGTTCACACTAATAAAAATATCCGAGACAAAGTGGACAATCGCAATCAATATTGCCGATGTCTCCTCCAGGGTGTTAGAAGGGTCTGCCATTGATCTGGAGGCGCGACGCCGAGCCACGAGCTTCTATACACCTGGCGGTGATGCGATTCGGCCGATGTTTGCCAGGGAGTTTTCCGAGGATACGTTCTCCCTCTTGCCTGGCAAACCCAAGCCGACCTTGAGTCTGTGCTTTGATGTGGAGGAAGGCGAGTGGCTACCCGCGAATATTCGCTGGATAAGCACCCTGACACAAACAACCCTCTCTTACACATATGACGAAGCTGACGAGGCCCTGGGAACTAGCCGAGAGCTCAATGCTCTCCAGAAGGTGACACGGGCACCTGACTCCCACGTGATTGTGGAACGCCTCATGATCTTGTATAATCAAGAAGCCGGCAAGATACTCTCTTCGGCCGGCACAGGCATTCTGCGCCGGCAAAAGGGCGGCGCAGAAACTTGTGTCCAAATTCCCGGTGTTCCTGAATTCCTGTTCTATGAATCTGCCGAGTACTGCTTGCCTACCGCCGATTCGGTTGCGCATGAAGCCCTTGGCCTGGACGCGTATGCGTATGCTTCGTCGCCCATTCGCCGATACGCTGATATAGTGAACCAGCGCGCCATCAAGGCTGCGCTCTTGGGCAAACAGCCTTCTCCACAAGCGCAAGCACTTGTGGATGAGATGAATCGGCGCCAGAAGCAGGCCAAGGCCTTTCAGCGCGATCTCTTCTTCATGACAACACTGTCAAAGGCCACTGCTGCCGCGGAAGTGGCAGTCCAAGGCACGGTGTTCTCCGTGAACCCCGAAAAGCGCAAGGCCAAGGTCTGGGTTCCTGCCTGGAAAACTGCGATACAAGTGAAAAACATTTCGGCCGACATCCAGCCAAGCGCCCCTGTGAGTATCCAGTGGTACGAGAATCGCCAAGAGGCGCGGTGGAAGGACAAGATCGTCTTCAAATTATTATCACCCTAACGGCAGAAGGCAGAAGATGGAGCCATCTAATAAAAAAGTATTCGCCATCGGCTTTTTGGTCGTGTTATGGTGGGTCGGCTTATGGGGAATTATAGAATTAGCTATACAGAAGTTTAGCAAGGGCTCTTCCACCAAGGCATTTTTTGCCTACGCGGCAATGGTCTTGTTTGTCATCATTATAATATATTTGAACCCAACAGTCCTTGAGCACTTCCTCTAAATTCGCAAATACAGGCTCTCGGCCACGACCACGTCGCGCAACACAACCATCTGAGCGCCCTCCAGCAAGACAAGCCATCCGATATCGGCGCGCAGAGTAGCCATCGCCCGGAATTCCTCCACCAAGCCCATGAGTTTCATCAGGGCGCGCTGGAGATTCCCCTCAAAGAGCCCAAACTCCGCAGCCACCGCAGGAAGCAAGCTCTCACCGCTCACCCAGGCTGCCACCGGCTCCACCCATTCGGTGGTGAGGGTCCAGAAGGCCAGGTCGTCAGGAAGCCCATGCGCCCTCTCGCGCTCGTAGCCAAGACGCGCATCATCGGCGATCCGCGCAAGCTCAGCCCGAACAGACCCTTTTACACCCAGCTCCGGAATCGGCACGGCCTCTTCACTAGGCGAATCGCCTAAGAAGATGGCGAGAATAGTCAATAGTTCCGTGAGAGACCATGTGGCGGCCTTCCCTTCCAGGCGCAGAAACAGTTCGGTTGTCAGAAATGTATGTCCTTCATTCACCTCTGACGCCAATAAACCGCGCGGAGTTACCTGAAAGGCCGAATCTACGTATTCGTATTCCGAAAGAACCCTCTGACGAAGACGAATTTGAGGAACCTCTTGGTCATCCAGCAGGTGTTCAACAATGGCCTCTAAGGAGGTCACTGCGCGAGAGGCTTCGCACCTCACTTTGTACCTCTCAAAGATCGGATTCCATTTGCTTTCCTTATGCTCGGCCTGCCACGCGGCAAGTTCTCGCTGGGCAGCCTTCTTCTTTGCGTTGTGAAGCGTTGCTATGCGAAGCTCCAGCTCCTCCTTCTTATGACACTCAGCCAGCTCCTCAGGCGTCAGGAGAGACTGCGCCCTTTCCAAAGAAGCCATGGCATCAGAGACTTCTGTCCTACTTCTTTGGATTTCTCGCGCGAGCAGTGCCCACCAATAACTCATCTCTATCAAGGCCCGAGTGTCCTTTGTCCGCAGAACAAAGTCATAATGGAAATTCATCCGAGAACAAAACGTTGCCGCTCGTCCAGTCAGAATCTGGCGCACTTCAAATAAATCGGCAGGATCTCTCTGGGGCAGATAAATCACCAAGCCCCGTTCATCTTTTCCCCGACGCCCCGCCCGACCAGCCATCTGTGTATATTCGGCGGAGCGTAAGGGACGCAAGGAGCCATCCGTGAATTTTTCCAGAGCCGTGAACACCACCGTCTTCGTGGGCATATTGATGCCCACGGCGAAGGTTTCCGTGGCCATCAGGACCTTAATATAACCCTTGCTGAACAAGACCTCCAGAATCTCCTTGAGGAAGGGCAAGAGACCGCTATGGTGAAAGGCGATGCCCCGCATGGCCAGGGTGCGCAGAGTATGGTACTGGGGCGACTTCTCCAGACTGTCCTTGTAACGCGACAAGTGAAAGTCCCAGATATTCGCCACCGCTGCTGCGTCCGACGAGTCCAGGAAATTGCCCGTGATTTTGTCGGCGAGTTTCTCGCACCCGGCGCGGGAAAAGACGAAGAAGATGGCTGGGAGACAGCCGTGCGTGTCCAAGTAGTCCAGGCACTCATTCAGCTGGTGCTCAAACGACTTGGGCCTCGTCTTCCCGGCCACAGGGCCCGTTTTCCCACCCCCCAGGCCTTCAAACCCTCCCTTTTTCACCTGTTGCACCTTTTCCTTGAACTTGTTGTGGGCGAGTAAGGCGGCGCCCTTCCCGGCAAACCATTCGCGATACACCGTGTCATGAAAGTGCTCCTTGGAGTCGTATATTACCACAGGCTTGCCTTCGGCTAGAACACAGTGCTCCAAGGGCACGGCGCGCCAGAGAGTGCTGATGAGCCAGACACGCACCTTCTTCAGCTCTCCGAGCCACTCAGCAAATCCGTAGGGCGAGCTGAGCGTGGCCGACAGCAGGATTAGTTTCACGGTGGCCGGTAAGAGCATGAGGGTCTCCTCCCAAACATGGCCACGATCCGGGTCATTGATGTAATGTACCTCGTCAAAGACCACTGAGTCCAGACCATCCAGCGTCATCAGTGCGCCGACCCCGATCTTTTCCGTGGCTGTGCCCCGCTTGAACAAGAGGTTGCGCAGAATCTCCGTCGTCATCACAATGATCTGCGCATCTGGGCGGAATTTGATGTCCCCGGTCATAATCCCCACAGAGGTCTCAGGAAACAGCTTCTTCAAGTCGTGGAATTTCTGGTTTGTGAGAGACTTGATAGGCGTTGTGTAAAAGATGCGTCCGCCCCTGGCTAGCGACTTGGCGATCTGGTACTCGCCGACGAAGGTCTTGCCACTGCCGGTCTTCGCAGTCACGAGCACATTCTCGCCGGCTTCAATGGCCTCAATGGCGAATTTCTGGAATCGGTCGGGCTCGTAGCCGGTCACGAGCGCAGGTTGGGGCGGAGGCGAAGGCACTGCCTCCGTATCCGTGACAACACGAACAAACGCCGATGACATTTCTTGGGTGGACCTTCCTTGGTTAGCCCAGGTAGGCTTCAATTTTATACAACAGTAACAACACAAGTGGCAGTGAGTGCTCCACTATTCGTGCGTACAGTGATGGTGGCCGTGCCCACTGCTACACCTCGCACAACACCTGTACTACTTACGCTTGCCACGCGAGTATTTGAACTAGACCATCTTACACCTACATTGGACGCAAAGGGCGGCGTAATCGTTGTGACTAACCTTCTCGTTGCTCCACGATTTAGTGTGAGAGTCGTCGGAGTTACCGTAACGCCTGTCACAGGGGTTACAACAGATACAGTTAGGGTGGCCGACTTGGCCCCATCCACACTCGTCCCACGAATTGTGGCCGTGCCATTTCGTACAGCGGTAATAAGGCCATTGGCGTTGACAGTAGCCACGGTGGGAGAAGAGCTCGTCCATGTGACGGCCTGGTTCGTAGCCGTGCCAGGATTTATCGTTGGCACTGCCTGGAATGTTTGGCCAATGGCTAAATTAGCGTTGCGCGCATTCAGTGTTACACTCTGTACTCTCGTTGTTACAACTACACTCGTCGTGCCTGATATACCAAATCCACTGGCATTCGCCGTAATCGTGGCTGTGCCATTGCCAGACCCTGTTACACCCACTCTTATAGTCGTTGTACTTCCTGTGGTGGCACTTACAAGCCCTGTTGAGGGTACCGTGGCGATAGATGTGTTTGAAGAAGACCATGTGATTGCTGACGCAGTTAGCCCAGGGCGTGTAATAGTGGCAGATATATTTACAACTGCTCCCGAAGATACAGATGTGCTTCCAGGATTTATTGTGATCAGAGGAGGCGAGTTTACTAGGATGGAGCTAGTGGCCGTTCTAGAGCCATTCTGCGTTGTCACAGTGACTGTGGCGGGCCCAGGAGAAACAGCTGTCACTAGGCCTGTCTGACTCACAGATACAGAAGCAGAATTGGTAGACCATGTAAGAAGCTTATTTGTGGCACCGACAGGAGACACGGTGGCTGTTAGTTGCTGTGTTCCACCGAGTTCTAACGTTCTTGTTGTAGGCGATACGGAAACCCCTGTAACAGGTACAAAGGCCCCTGAATATACCGTAACGGCACAGGTAGCCGTGAAAGATCCATCCGTCGTTGTCACCACGATATTTGTTGTCCCCGCTGCAACCGCTGTAACCAGTCCACTTAAACTGACCGTGGCTTTGGCCGGTACTGACGATGACCAAGTAAGCGCAGAATTTGTGGCATTCGTGGGTGACAGAGTTGCCGTGAGTTGGAGAGTAGAGCCTGTGGCTAAGAAGGCAGTGCTCTGATTTAGACCAACCCCTGTTACAGGGACAGAAGTTACCACACTTACTAGGCACGTGGCTGTTTTGCCACCATCGGTAGTAGTTACGGTAATGGTGGCAGAGCCAGTGGCTACTCCTGTTATAAGGCCACTCCCATTTACGGTAGCCTTGCCAGTATCAGAAGATGACCATGTTACAGATTTATCTGTAGCAATTGTCGGTAAAACGGTGGCCACCAATTGCGTAGTAGCTGCTACGCCCACTGTAGCCACGGTTTTGTTTAAATTTACACTGGATACAGCTACGGTTCCTGTAATTGTGAGTACGCATGTAGCTGTATAATTACCATCTGCCGTCCTAGCCGTTATCGTGGCAGAACCCGCCGCTACGGCTGTAACAAGACCTGAAGAATCCACCGTGGCACGAGAAGTATTGGAAGAAGACCATGTCACATCATCGTTAGTGGCTCCAGTGGGAGCCACTGTGGCC